TAGAGATTATTACTAAAGAAAGCGTCAATGCCTTGATGCTTCCTCCAGAAATTCAAGAACTCATACAGGCTTCTGAGTCTGAGATGAAGAACCTTGAGCTATACACCCACCTTACAAGAACACAAAAGGGCTGGGAAGTTTATCAAGAAGTGTCAGGGTTTGAAATCCCTAACAGCCGTGGTAAATTTAAACTAGACGAAAGCCCCTTCATCCCACTACGGTTTACTAGAGTAGACGGTGAGGACTATGGTAGGGGTTATGTAGAAGAATATATCGGAGACCTTAAGAGCCTTGAGGCTTTGACTAAAGCTATCGTAGAGGGTGCTGCGGCATCAGCTAAGGTATTGTTCCTAGTCAAACCTAATGGCACAACTAAGGCACGAGTACTAGCTGAAAGCCCTAACGGTGCTATCGTTAGTGGTGATGCTACTGATGTCTCCACTCTACAGGTACAGAAGTCAACTGACTTTAGAGTAGCTATGGAGTCTGGACGTAACATTAGTGAGCGTCTAGCATATGCCTTCCTAATGAACAGTGCGGTTCAGCGTCAGGCTGAGCGTGTTACTGCTGAAGAAGTACGGTTCATGGCACAGGAACTAGAGTCTGCCCTAGGTGGTGTGTATTCTATCCTGTCACAAGAACTACAGATGCCTCTGGTTAACAAGATACTATCCATCATGGAACGCTCTGGCAAGATGCCTAAGCTACCTAAGGATACTGTTAGCCCTACTGTTGTTACTGGTATCGAAGCCCTTGGACGAGGACAAGACCTTAACAAACTAGCTACCTTCCTGCAATACCTACAGCCACTAGGCCCAGAGGTTATTGCACGTGAGATGAACCTTAACGATTACATTGATCGACTAGGTGCTAGTCTTGGTATTGATACCAATGGTCTTATCAAGTCTGCTGAGCAGAAGGCTCAAGAAGAAGCAGAGATGATGCAGAAGCAACAGCAAGCAATGCAGATGCAGACTATGCAGCAGATGGCAGTACGTGGTACACCTGAGATGATTAAGTCAGGTGGTGCTGCTGCTATGATGACACAAGCACAGGCACAGCAACAACAAGAACAGGAAGGGCAGGGCTAATGGCACTACCACTACTAGCAGCAGCCGCTGCAATCATTGGACGAACCGCCGCAGTTAAACTACTGAAGAAGGGTGGAGAGGCCGCACTTAAAGGTATTATTCGTCAGGGTAAAAAAGGTGCTAAACTTGCTAAGAAACCAACAGAAGGTCAGAAGCAAGTAGAAAAAGCTACTAAGGGGCAACGTGCCTACGCTAAGGGACAAGCTAAAGCTGGTGCTGTTGGGGCAGCAGGTACAGCAGCAGCCATGTCTAAGGATGAAGAAAAGCCTAAGACCAGAGAAACTACTAAACCTAAAGACGGACGTATCAACGCAGCAGATTTCCCTACTTATAAGAAGGGTACTAAATCTGCCTCAGCTTTCCGCAAAGCATTTGCTGAAGCTAAGAAGGATGGTAAGAAGACCTTTAAGTTTGAAGGCCGTTCCTATAAGGTTGAAACAAAATAGAGGACTAACATGGCAGACAGTTTAAATACTTATAATGAAGACCAGACTAATGCAGAACCTGCTGACCACACCCTAGCTATGCTAGAGAAGGCTGAGCAGTTAGAGAAAAATAACAATCCAGATCGTCCTGACTGGCTACCTGATAAGTTTAAATCCGTAGAGGATATGGCTCAAGCGTACACCGCACTGGAGTCTAAGTTAGGACAACCCAACGACAGCGAAGACTATGATGACGATGCTGAAATAGAGGATGTAGACCCTGATGAAGTACAGGAGCTTCCTGATAATGAAGAAGTCTCCGAAGTACTAGGGGCTGCTGGATTGGACTTTGATGTATTAGCATCAGAATATAATGAGCTAGGTGAACTAACACCTGACGCTTATGAAGCTTTGGAGGAGGCTGGTTTCCCTCGTACCCTAGTGGATAGTTACATCCAAGGGCAGGAGGCACTAGCTTCATCCATGAATAATGAGATGTTTGAATTAGCTGGAGGAGAAGAAGGTTATCAGGACATGATGTCTTGGGCATCTGAGAACCTCCAGCCTAATGAAGTCAATACGTTTAATAGAACTGTTGACTCAGGAGACCCAGCCTCTGTTCGCTTTGCCGTACAGGGATTGGTTGCTCGTTATCGTTCCGAAGTAGGTACTGAGCCTAGGCTTATCCAAGGCAACAATGCACCTGTATCGGGTGGGAAATTTGAGAGTGCTGCTGAACTGACTGCGGCTATGCGTGACCCCAGATACGACAAAGACCCTGCCTACCGACAGCAAGTAGCTGCAAAGCTATCACGCAGTTCGGTATTTTAAACTGTCTCTATGGGGGTTGGGGGATGTCATTCTCCCCCTTCCTTCTAAATACACGAATACACCACCGAAGTTACGTCAAACGTGCAGAAGATTCGCTACCTTAGGACGTTATATACGGCTGCTTGGGCAGGTGTCAGGCTAGGAAACAGGTAATGCTGTCCTAGCCCTTGTGTATTTAGAAGGGATCATATCCCTAACACGAAGCTAAACATAACAAACGATTACCCCTGACCCCTTGCGAGGGACAATCTTGGAGAAAGGATGTAGTGTAATGCAGAGTGTATTTAACTCAACATTATACTCACTAAGGAGTAATTAAAAATGGCACAAGCTGCTTCAAATCCGGCCTATAGCGTAAGCTTCCAAGGCCAGAATAACCTTACAGGTGACGTACGTGACCTGTTTCTCAAGCTGTATGCTGGCGAAGTCCTAACAGCTTTTGAAGAAAAGAATATCATGATGCCTTTGGTGCGTACTCGCTCCATCTCAAAAGGCAAGTCTGCTTCATTCCCAATGACAGGCCGTGCAACTGCTGAATACCTGACCCCTGGCAACGAGATCACAGGTGGAGCAATTCGTGCGGGTGAGCGTATCGTCACAATTGACGACTTGCTTATCTCAAGCCAGTTCATTGCTTCAATTGATGAAGCCATCAACCACTATGATGTACGTAGCATCTACTCTAAAGAAGCTGGTATTGCACTTGCTAAAGAAGCTGACAAGAACATTCTCCGTCAGGCTCTGAAAGCTGCTCTTGCAACCAACGCTACTCGTGGTGCTGCTCTGATCCAGAACTACTCATCATTTGCTGAAGAAGACTTCACAGCTAACGTCAACATTGGTACAGCTACTGCTGACTCTCTTGACCCTGCAAAGCTGGCTAAGTCTATCTTTGATGCGAAGAAAGAGTTCGATGTCAAGTCTGTAACTTCTGACGGAGCTTTTGTAGTTCTTCCACCTTCACAGTACTATGCGTTGATGGATGTGACTGATGGTTCAAAGCTAACATTCATGAACCGTGACTATGGTGGCAATGGTTCAATCGCTTCTGCGACTGTACCAACAATTGCTGGTATGCCTGTGTATATGTCTAACCACCTTGTAACCGCAGACCTCATTGAGACTGCTGGTGTTAACAAGGGTCAGTCAAAGGGTCAGCGTCCGTTGGCTAACACTGCTGGTTCAGGCCGTACAACTGCATACGATATCACCAACGTAACTACAGACAGTGTTAACCTCGTTGACATTGCTGCTAAGTGTCGTGGTCTAGTAATGACACAAGACGCAGTTGCTACTGTTAAGTTGATGGACTTGGGCGTAGAGTCTGAGTATCAAATTAACCGTCAAGGCACACTGATGGTGGCAAAGTACGCAATGGGGCATAACGTCCTGCGTCCTGCTGCTGCTATCGCACTGCTTGAAGTGTAACTAATAGAAGGGGGTGGCTTAACAGCTACTCCCTTTTTTTATTGGATGGTATTATGAACAAACTTAAAATTAAAAAGTCACGTGTAAACGAGGCTGGCAACTATACCAAACCTACCATGCGTGAGAATATGTTTAAGGCTATCAAAGCTGGAGACAAGGGTGGTAAGAAGGGTCAGTGGTCTGCACGTAAGGCTCAGTTACTAGCTAATCGTTATAAGAAAGCTGGTGGAGGTTACACAACGTGAAGAGACCTCAGCAAAGCCTAAAGAAGTGGACAGACCAAAAGTGGCGTACTAAGTCTGGTAAACCATCAGGTAAGACTGGTGAGCGTTACTTACCAGAAGCAGCTATTAAATCACTATCTGCATCAGAGTATGCTGCCACTACTAAAGCAAAGCGAGAAGGCTCTAGTAAGGGTAAACAGTTTGTTCGCCAACCACTCAAGATTGCTAAGAAGACAGCAAAGTACAGGACTTAAAAATGTCAGAGTTTGATAAAAATAAATATAGTAGTAACAAGAAAAAGAAAATGCCTCTACCAAAGAGTAAACCACAGACATCCACCAATAAACAAACTGGTGCTACTCGTGGTGCTACAGACATGAAATCTTCTTATATGCAGGAAGCCATGCAGAAGGCAAAAGAAGAGCAGCAACGCCGCGCACAGGCAGCAGAAATGCGCCGTAGAAAGCAAGCTGCTATGAAGGAACGTGCAGATAAAGGTAAGCTTGGTACTGCCAAAACACAAAAAGAAGCAGAGAAAAAGTCTCTTCAAGAACGCCTTAAAAAGTACAAGAAGAAGAACTAATGGCTATAACGTACCGTGGTGAAACTTTTGCAGGGTACAATAAACCTAAGCGTACGCCCAAGCACCCCACAAAGTCCCATGCGGTACTAGCTAAAGAAGGTAAAACCATCAAGCTAATACGTTTTGGGCAGCAGGGTGTCAAGGGTGCAGGTAAAAACCCATCATCAGCAAAAGACAAAGCTCGTAAGAAGTCTTACTATGCAAGACACAACGCACAGGGAAAGCCTACATCAAAGCTTTCTGCTAAGTATTGGTCACACAAAGTTAAGTGGTGATCTATAAGAATTTTAAACGGAGACATTTATGGCACCAACAACCAAGCTAGAAGCAATCAATACAATGCTCTCAGCTATTGGCGAAGCCCCAGTTACACAGTTAAACTCTGGCTTGGTTGAAGCTGATATTGCCGAAACTATCCTTGAGTCTGTAAACCGTGAGGTGCAGGGACAGGGGTTTCATTTTAACAGAGAGTTGAATGTAACATTTAACCCTGACTCTAATAACAATATTGTTCTACCTGCTGACATACTACGTGCAGATACTACACAAAACACATCTAACCCAGACCTAATTCAACGTGGTCTTAAGATGTACAACAGGGTAACTAGTACGTACAATATTACACAGGCAGTAACTTTAGACTTAGTTGTATTGCTAGATTTTGTGGATATTCCAGAAGTAGCTAAGCGTTATATTACGATTAGGGCTGCTAGAATATTCCTAGATCGTGTCGTAGGCTCAGCCACATTGCATGGCTTTAACCAAGAAGACGAAACTCGTGCCTTGTTAGAACTCCGTGATATGGAGGCAGAAGGTCAGGACTTTAGTATCTTCAATAACTACGACACCTACAGCATTATTGACAGAGTTGCATCACAGAGGATTAGAACCTAATGGCACTCGTTAGCACATCCATTCCAAACTTAATTAACGGCGTATCACAACAGCCGCCTTCAGTCCGTTTGGTAACACAATCCGAAGCCCAAGAGAATGGACTGTCTAGCGTTTCAGAGGGTTTGAAAAAAAGACCTCCAACAGAACATAAAGATTTTTTCATAACAGGGTTGTCTGCACAAAAAGAAACAGACATGGCTAATGCCTTTTTCCATCCTATTAGAAACTCAGATAACAGTCTTCATTTTCTAATGATTGAAAAAGATGGAACTATGACTATCACAGATAGTACAGGTACTGTTAAGAGTATTACTAACAATGGGTCTGGATATTTATCAGGCTTAACAAACCCTAGGCAACAGCTTACAGCAACTACGGTAGCTGATTACACCTTCCTAGTAAATAAGACTAAGGTTGTTACCAAGACAAGTACTAAGTCAACTACACGTACACCAGAGGCTCTCTTGTACGTAGCTAAGGCTGACTACAGTGTTACCTATACCGTTAAGATTACCAAGGGTGGTACTGTGTACACTCGTGAAATTACCACGATGGCATCTACACAGGATACTACTCCTAATGCAGCACTAGCAGAAAAGTCTATTCAAACAGACAGGATTGCAACTAACTTAAGATTTGATCAGACAGTAGATGCTACCTACTACGGCTCTGGTACTGGCTCTCCTATCTCTATCTCTGGTATTAGCTTTGTACAGTATGGTAACGTCATTCATATTATTGGTGCTACTGCCAGTGACCAGTTTGATATTGAAGTCACAGACAGTAGAGGTGGTGAACACCTAAGAGCCTTCAAGGGTGAGACCCCAGACTTTAAGAAACTACCTACAGATGCTCCTATCGGCTTTGTTATCCTAGTATCTGGTGACAATCAAAAGGGTCAGGATGACTACTATGTTAGGTATCAGAAAAACGTAACGAATGGCTTAGGTGTCTGGAAAGAAACTGTAGAGCCTAATATTGATATTGAACTAGATGCAGCAACTATGCCGCATACGTTAATTTATGATGGTACATCCTACACGTTTGATGAGGCTGACTATGCTGACAGAGAAGTAGGTAATGACTTAACTAACCCCTTCCCATCATTTCTAGATAATACTATTAATGATGTGTTCTTTCACAGGAACAGGCTAGGACTACTAGCAGATGAGAATGTTATCTTCAGTGAGGCTGGAGAGTACTTTAACTTCTTTGCTAGAACAGTACTAACACTAGTAGACAGCGCACCTATTGATGTCGCAGTCTCTAACAACCAAGTGTCTATCCTAAGACACGCTGTACCATTCAACGAAACCCTCCTACTATTCTCAGACTACTCTCAGTTTAAACTATCTGCTGTGCAGGTACTTACACCAGAGACTGTATCCATTGATGTGACTACACGCTTTGAGGCCAGCCTAGAGGCTAAACCTGTTGGTGCTGGTAAGTATGTATACTTTCCCACAACCAAAGGCTCCTTTGCTGGTATCCGTGAATACTTTGTAGATGCAGAGACTGAGACTAACGATGCTAATGAAATCACTGCACACGTTCCAGAGTACCTACAGGGTACTGCTATTGGAATGGCAGCAGCATCTAACGAGGATATGCTACTAGTACTAACAGACGAAGACCGCACAGTTATCTACCCTTATAAGTACTTTTGGTCAGGCAGAGAGAAGCTTCAATCTGCATGGTCTAAGTGGAAATTTAGTGGTAAAGTTTTAGGTGTAGAGTTTGATAAGTCAGATATTTTCTTAGTTATTCAGTATGGCTCTAAAGTTGCCCTAGAGAGAATAAACCTATCTCTGGATGATGCTTTGGATGATGCAGCCTTTCCTATCCTACTAGACAGGCGGGTGCGTCTAACAGGTGCTGACACAGTTCCTTATACTGACCCCACTCTCCAGTATGTTACAGATGTAGGTTCTATTGTAACAGCGGCTGCTGCTCTAACTTATCAGGGTACTGGTGGTGTAGTTTATGCAGGAGTTCCCTATACTTTTCTTTATGAGTTCTCAGAACAACTAATGAAAAGTGACAACACCTCAATTACAACAGGGCGATTACAGATTAAATCTATGGCTGTCGTTTATTCAGATACAGGTTACTTTGAGATAACAGTAATCCCTCATAAGACACTACCTGTAGCCGTACGCAAGTCATACACTCGTGCCTTCACAGGTAGGGTTATTGGTGCTGGTACAAACGTACTAGGTACTATTCCTCTAGACTCAGGAAGTTACAGCTTTGGTGTTCAAGCCAACGCTAAGAACGCTCAGATTAAAATCACAAGCGACAGCTTCCTACCATGTGAGTTCCAGAGTGCAGAACTAGAATCTGAGTTTGTCTTGAGATCAAGAAGGATGTAACATGAAAGGTCACTATAGACCCTACAGAGAAGAAGACATAGCTATACTAGCCCCTAGGATGTGTGAGGCTGACGCAACAGAGATTATGTTGTCTGATGGCCTAGAACCCTTAGAAGCCCTACAGAGGGCTTGCAGGGAGTCACACGAGGCTAATACTATTGTTGCTCCTAGTGGAGAACTACTAGGGATGTTTGGTCTTAGTTTCATGGATGAGTTCATGGGTAGTCCTTGGATGCTTACTACAGGTAAGCTGGACAAGTATTATATTCAGTTCTTACGAGGTAGTCGTGACTGGGTAGTTGAAGCTAACAATAAGAGAAATATACTCGTAAACTATGTTCACGTAGAGAACCAACTAGCTATTAACTGGTTAAAGTTTCTAGGCTTTAGTTTTCTACGTGAGCTAGAATACGGAGTAGGTAAAGCTCCCTTTTATGAATTTGTGAGGATTAAATAATGTGTGGCCCAGCAGCAGCTTCCGCAGCGTTAAGCATGGCGGGTTCCGTAATGGAATACAACGAGGCTAACGAGAACTATGTATCAGCAGTAGACGCTAATAATAGATCACGTGTTAGTGCTATTAGATCAAGAGACTTACAGATAAGTCAGACACAGTTAAGAAATGAACAAGAACAGAATAAACTAGCTGATGAAAAGTTTGATAACTTAATCAAGGGTATTGAGAACGCTGAGTCATTCAAGACAGCAGCAGGTGAAGATATCATTGTTGGACGTTCTATTCAAATGGCTCTATCTGATAGAGTGGCAGACCGCTTACGCAATGCTTCAAAGATTTCTACTCAGGCCAGCTATGTAAACCAACAGGCTAACGTAGATGCCTTGGGCATCCAAGCACAGCTTGAGGGACGCTTAGCAAGTATTGTAGACCCAGCTAAACCAAGCCTAGGTTCTTACTTGATTAAGGGTGCTTCTAGTGCCTTTGGTAATTACGCATCTATCGGCGGTGGTACTACATGGTCAGACTTAGGTAAAGCAACTATGGGTACAGGTTAACAGGAGATACAAATGGCAACACCATCTAAAAGAAGTCAGGTAGCAGGGATGCAGACGATTACGTCTAATCAACCTGTAGCCAGACCTGTAGATACCTTTGTATCTTATCGTCCACCAGCAAAGAAAGAAGGGGCATCAGCACTGCTAGATGCTCTCTCTACCATTAGCCCAGTACTGGGTAAGATGGCAGAGTCTAACCGTAAGGCTAAAGCAGCCCAAGAAGCTACACTTATTGATAAGGCTTTCTTATCAGACCCTGATGGTTTTGTACAAGACTTTACATCAGGTAAATACCAAGACTTCATGGCTCCCTCACAGGTACTTGCTGGTGAGCATATGGGTAAACGCTTGGCTCGACAGTATGGTGCTGCACTAAAGCAGGGTTATGCTACATCAGGTCTTGCTGAGAGTGATGATGCTACAGCCTTTAATACTTGGGAAGAAGCCCAACGAGCTAGGTTTGTTATAGACAACAAGGATTACTTTAGTCAAGCAGGAGTAGTCTCAGGCTTCTCTGATATGTTCCGTACATATACATCGAACATAGACTCAGCCCACCAAGCTGCTGCTGTTAAGAACTTAGTAGACAATCAAACTAGTAATTTTAAAGTAGACATCTCATCTAAGCTTGACGCATTTATAGCAGGTAATCTAGATGCACAGGGGTTTGCCTCTCACATTAAAATGAGCCAGAATGATAGTAAGCTAGGATATAACTTTAGTAATAAAACAGCTAACACTGTTACTCTAGATACTATTATCAAGTATGCTACAGAAGACCCTGATCTAGATTATGCTGAACGTAACTCTGTACTAAACCTAGCCTTTGGTATTGAAACCACTAAGGGTAGTTTCTTGGGTAATACTCAGGAAGGTCAGATGGCTATTGGTAAGGCTAGGGCTTCTATTGAGGCTAAGAGATTAAAGGAACAGGATCAAGAGTATAAACTGTATACTCAGACAAAAACACTAGTAACAGATAGCATACAGAATATTATCCAACAAAAGCTACAGATTACTCCAGATGCAAAACTAGAAGATATCCTAACTACAAAACAATTAGAAGAAGCTAGAGTTTACTTTCCAGAGTTAATCTCATATCACAGTAAAAACCAAGCCTTCTTTCAGGGTAAAGTAGAAGAAGTAGATAGCCAAGACATTGTATCAATGAGAATAGAACTAGCTACTGCTACAACTACTGCACAGGCTCGTGACATTATCACTGGTTGGCAAGTCTCAGGTAGGTTGAAGAATAACCCTACAGTGTTTAATACTCTGTGGCAGCAAGCTGACAAGATCAAAGAAATCAAAGACCCTGCTCTTAAGGACTTTACAACAGATAAGTACTATAGCACTTACTTTAGACAGTTAGGTGGGGTAGACCCATCTACAGGATTTAATCCATTCCCTGTTGCTGATCCTAGAAACCAAGTACTAACAGATTTCTTTGAGGCTTTTGTAGATTTGTACTACACAGATGAGTATCAAGGATTAAATAATCCACAGAAACGTGATGCAGTCAAACAACTTTTCCTTACCTCTAAACAAGAAATTATAGACGCTGCCCCTGCACAACCTCTTGTACCAGCCCTAGGTGGCTAACATAACTAATATAGGAGTCTTAAATGGCTGAACCTGATATTCCAGTATCTGTGGATGCTGTGCCTACCCAGCCTGTCCCTACACCTGAGGGTGAACCACAAAGCGATGGGATGCTAAAAGATACTCTTGAGGGTGTGGCAACAGGAGCAACTAAAGGTGTTAACGAATTAGTCAAAACAGCAGACACACTTACGTTTGGTGGTGTGAATGAAGTGGGTGACTGGCTCAACGAAAACGTAGCTGACTTAGGTACACTAGGGGTAAACGAGAGTGGAGAACTAGTATACTACAGAGCAGCACAGGCTATCAAAGAAGCTAAGGAAGCAGGACTTGAAAGAGGTGATGCAGCCTTTAATGACTTTGTTAAGGAACGAGTTACCACTACTAAACTAACTGATGGTTTACAAACTATCTCTGGTAATATAGCTTCATCCCTAACGCAGTTTGCTGTTGGGTGGCTACCAGCTAATAGAATGATGAAGCTGCTACCAACCCCTAAAACTACAGCAGGTAAAGTTTCTAAACTAGCTGGTGAGGGTGCAGTAGCTGAGGTCATTGCCTTTGATAAATACGAAGACCGTTTGTCTAATATTATTGAAGACTACCCAGCACTAGAAAATCCTGTAACAGCTTTCCTTGCTGCTGATCCAGATGATGCGGCAGCACTAGCAGTTCTAAAGCAAGCTACTGAAGGTGTAATGACAGAAGCGTTGTTCCTACCCTTTGTAGCTGGACTCAAAGCACTACGAGCTAATCGTAATAACTTTGAAGAAACAGATAGACTAGTACAGGAAGCAGGAGAAGAAGCAACTGCTTTAGCCCCACAGTTAGGTAACGAAGTTGAGCAATCCCTTAAATCTTGGGAAGAGGCTAACTCTGTCATTGCTACTAAGTATGATGAAGCAGCCCCACTAACAGGAGCAGCGCGTACTCAAACACGTAAGGAAGGTAGGGATGAGGCTGTAGCAGCACTAGATGACGCACAGCTAGAAGACCTACAGGCCAAGGGTGGAGGCATACAACTTACCAACGAAGCTATGCAGCAGGCTGCTCGTAGGGATATTGGTAAGTACCTATCACCCTATAGTGACAATGTTACTTTAGGTGTAGCTAACTGGATTGAACGCTTTGGTGGTGACGTAGTTCGCGCACGGCGCACTCTAGTACGTGCTACAGAGATGGTTAACGTAGCTGATGTAGAGTTTTCTAAAGTAGCTACTAAGTTCCAAACAGGAGAAGCTACTGAAGAAGAATTAAAAAGAGCCTTTAAAAATGTCGTAGGTATTGTTAACATAGCTCGTGGTGGCTTCTCAGAAGCTGGACGTATGCTAGAGTTTTCTAAAGTCGTAGACGGATGGAATGTAAATACTCTTAACACTGCTATTGAAGCTGGTACAGCCTTGCAGGGTAATCTTAGGGGTAGACAAAAGTTCATGGCTAACATGGCTAAGTATGCCTTTGATATCCAGAAGGGTGGAGCCAAGAGCATTGCCATTGTGAATGAGTTATTTATTAACTCTATCCTATCAGGTCTAAAGACACATCTAGTAAACATTGGTTCTAACACATTTACTATGGCTACTATGCCACTAGAAAAACTAGCTGGTGCAACCATGCGCCTTGATAAAAAAGAAGCTATGAAGGCTTTGTATATGTATCAGGGCATGAGTTTAAATGCGTGGCAAGCTGTTAAGGGTGGCTTTCAAGCTCTTAAAAAAGGACAGACACAGTTAGACATAGATCGTTCTATTCTTGAAGAAGGTTTACAAGAGGGTGCAATCCCAAACTGGGCATTAGGTTCAGTTATACGATTACCTACTCGTGCCTTGGCAGCAGAAGATGAGTTCTTTAAACAGCTTAACTTCCGTGCCTTTGCGTATGCCGAAGCTATGGCTGATGGTAAAGCCTTAGGTAAGCGTGGTGCTGATCTATCTGACTATGTAGACCAAGAACTAAACAAAGCTGTAGAAGCACAACTTAAAG